CTGCTTTCTCAAAAACTGGAGCCAATGCTTCTCCTACAGACATCTTTAATTTTAATAATGATAGATTAATTTTTGCCATTGATCCTGCAACTGCTGGCGTACCTTTTACCCATCCAGTTAATGCAGCAGTTCCTGCAATCGCCATCGTTCCGAATATCTTGGCCATTCTCTTTCCTTTTACTGCGATTCTTTCAAAATCAGATCCAACTGATTTACCTTTTTCAGCAACTCCTTTAAGTCCGCTGTCAATCCTCTTCATTCCTCTTTCGATCTCTGCAGTTTGAATGGATCCTCCTATTTCTAAATTTCCTATTTCTACGATCGTTTCCCCTCCCAAGAATGTAATCCTTTTGATGAATGACATTTTTTACATAAAGTGATTCCATTATTAATATCAAATCTTAATTCTGGAAAATCCGTCCATAATTTTATATGGTGTGCTTCCAAATAAATTGCTTTTCCATTTCCACTTTTTGCCCCACAAAATTGACAAGTATAATTATCTCTTTCAAAAACTGCTTTTCTCCATGCCCTATAAGTTGCATTAAAATATCCTTCTTTTTTTCTTTTTGGCCTTGCGCCTTTCCAATTATATCTTTTTTCTTTAATTATGTTTTTTGATTGCCATTCATATAAACATTTCTTACTACAAAAATTACTTCTATCTTTTTTTTGAATTATTGAATCATATTCTTTTTCACAATTTAAACAAATTAATTTTATATGACTTGATTCTTTCCATTTTGGAGATTTTCTTCCTAAATGATTTTTACTTTTAAATTTTCCTCTACATTTAATCGAACAGAATTTTGCAGAGTTCTTTCTATGATTCTGAACTTCAAATTTCTTTTTACATTGTTTGCAAGTTATTTCTACCATTTTATCTTTTCATTTTTGCGATTGTATCTTCAATCTCTCCTTCTCGGATTCTTTTGTTATTGATTGCTTCGTCCATGTCCATTATATCTTGGATGTCCCTTACTTGACATTTTTTGAACTCTTCTGGCCCAATGCCTTTCTCCCAAAACTTATGTTTAAGCCATAGCAACATTTCAGCTTTTCCCTCGATTTGGAATCCCTGTTTGCTTGCTGTTTGGATCTTAAAAATCAGTTTTTTTTTACATCAACATTCGAGTTATCGATTCCACTAATTTTGATAATTATCTTATCAAAAGTTCCTGGCTTCAATTTTGAGAGTAGTTCCCATTTGTCTTTATCGTTTAAATCTTTCCAAACTTTATTTATCCCAGTTATCTTCTGAATCATTTCTTGATCATAGGGTACTTCAACTAAGTTTCTTATTTTGCATTCATTTAACTTTGCTAAGTTCTGAACTGGTTTACTATCTACAACTTCGATGTACTCATTAATCCAAGCGTTTTCATCTCCGGCTGTTGTTGGTTTGTATTTAAACTTTCTTCCTTCTATCTCAAACTCTACGACTTCCTCGTTTACAAAATCTTCTTCAAATTCCATGTTTTACCTCCACTTAATAGTCTGTTAGTGCATCGTTTGCAACTATGGCGACTGATTTAATTGTTCCTACTAAGTCAACGTTTGTTATCCCGTCCAAATTGGTCGGACTCGTTGCTTGTTGTAAGTATAAATCTGTGAATGTGAATGTTATGTCATCTGCGGGGCCTGTTCCTCGAGTTAAAGCCAAAGTGTTTGTACTTGGTACAACTACCTGGTCATTCCAATCATCATAGTAGGTATCGTCCTTTTGATTTATATTAAATCTGCAAGTATACCTTCTTACTTTTGGAATTGGTTCTCCGATCTCCTGGTCAAGTGTTGAATTACAATATCTTGAATCTTCTTCGTCGATTCCATTGTCAATTGTTAATTCTCCCGAATTTACTTCAGTTATTTCACTTCCTGCATATGTTAATTTTGCCATTCTGAATTGAAATGCATCAGCTGTTTCAGCTGAGATTGTTGTTATACTTGTTCCGGCACTTGCCGATTTAGCCAAACATTCAGCTGTCACAGTTACTAATCCTTCAGTTGGACCTGTTCCGCTTGCGAAGTTTATTGTTAAATTTGTAATTATACATCCTGTCAAAGTGATCACGTGGTCTGTGGATCCTCGTTTTGCCCATTCTAATGTAAAAGATTTTACAACATCTGTTGCTGTGAAAGTATGTACTGTTGGTGCTGTACTTGTATTCGATACAGTTCCATGCGCACAATATCTCAAAAACTTCCAATTTACTGGTGCAAACTCTAAACTAAATTTATAAGTTTTTGGTCCCTTTTCCATTGAATCAATATCTCGACTATCAGCTCCTGCATTTAATATCTCTTGCCAATTAGGAGAAAAGTCTGGAGTTATCTTCGTGTTCTTCCCTACAATATAACCATCGGCACTCATCGTACTTGTTCCCAAAGTTGCCCATGTATCTTCTTCACACATTGCGATTTGTTCTCTCTTTCCAATCATATATTCTGTCATTATTTTTTAACCTCCATGATTTAATTACTCTCCGACACGTTAATGCCTTTTAGTTCTACTTCAACTATCGAATGAAAACACTCCAACTCTGTGCTGAATCCCATGTCTCTTGGTATACCTATTGGGGTGTAATTATATAATTCTGGGTGCAAGTCATTTTCGTATGATCTAAAAGCTGCCATCACTTGATGTGCAAAATATTCAGCGAGCTTATCTCCTTCGTACTTTACTCCACTAATTGTTTGAGGTTGATTTTCTTTGGTCCAGATATCAATTTGAAAATGGATCGCGCTTTCTATGTCTGAATTATATTGGCCTAATCTTCCACCTGTTCCGCCTACCACCAACACATTTAATCTTGGAAATGCTGTTTTGCTTAAAGAAACCTTTGCCTTGTCCGGGTATATCCAATTTGAAGTTCCCCGTTTGTAAGTAATATCCACATTGTCTGTTCCACTTGTGGTGTTTGAATAAAAAATAACCTTTTGATTTTGCCAATCAATCCAATAATGTTTATATTTTACTTGAGCAGTTCCTCCAACTGTCACAGAAGTAATGCAGGACATTGTTCCTGCTGTTGGTGTTAATTGAAAATCTGTACTTCCTCCATCAAATTCTTCAGTTTGTGAAGTTTCTGCTCTACTACGTGGGTCTGTTAATCTATGTCTGAGAAAATCTACTACTACATTTTTTGGGCTTATGAATACCATCTTTGGTTTTTGTCCTCCCTCTTGGGATATTTAGGATTCCAATGCGCTGACATTGTGCCGACATCATCACTGCCGCAACCCTAACAGTTCAAACCCTTTTAATTATTTAAATCTATTTGCCTTTTTTCATAACTTGATTAAAATAACGTGGGACCCATATTTGTTTAACTTGATCTAACGCAGGACGCATGAATGGCTGGGCTTCCTGTCCTGGATGCATTACACTCTTTCCAAAAATTAACCCTTTCTTTTCATTTGCCAAAACTTTTTTATTTTTTACTTTGATTACATGTGGATCCACACCATATTCGATTGCCTCTGCATATTCAACATTATTATATAATAAATATTTATTATATCCGATTGTTGTTGGGGCTATTTTTATATTCCAACTTAATAATCCTGTATCTACAGGACAATTGATTACTGCCAGTTCTTGCATTTTAATCATACTCCGAAAAAGTACCTTTTTTAATTGGTCAATAGCAAGATTCTTGTCTACTTTTGCTGTTATATTAAAGTTTATGTTCATTGTGAGTTGCCCGTAGGCTTGTTTTAAGGGGTCCTGAGTGTATTCTCTTTACTTTTGTGGCTTATTCCTTGTCTAAGTCTATTTTCTTCAAAACACACGATTTAAATATCTCTTTTGATTGGGCTTTTCTCTTCCCAATAATCTGTTCGATTCTCCACCAAGTTCCACTTTTGTCTTTTATCATATCTCCCACTTGAACTTCTAGATCTCCGTTTCCTGTTATTGCATCCAAGTATTTCCAATAAAAAAAGGCCTTGACATTTCCCGGGATTGCTAGACCCATCTCTTGAATCTGTCTGTCTTTTTTGGTGATATCTTGCATTATAAATTGCACTGTCCAACCTGTTGGTTCTAATGCTTTCACATCTCCCATAGATCCATTATTCTCTGCTTGCCGGATTAAAGTTCCTTGTTGCCCATGCGTTTGAATTATTCCCTGGAAGTCATTTCTAATTGTTGTTAAGCTCATTGATTTAGGTCCACCTTTTTAATTATCACACTCTTGAAGATTTCTGATCCATCCATCTCATGCTCAGCAGTTATCTCTTCAACTCTCCAATTAATATCCTCATCGTCTTTTATTAAATCTCCCACTTGTGGAACCAACACTCCGTTTCCTGTTATTGAGTCCGGGTAAGAGTGAAACATAAAGACTCGTTCTGTTCCTGGGATTGCCACTCCCATATCTCTGATTTGACGATCGCTTCTTAAAATGTCCTGGGCCGCCATATAAATTGTGTACTCTTCTTCTGAGACTGCTGTGACTCCTCCCATTTCGTCGATTGATCCTGTTTGTCTGATTAAGGTTGCGATTATTCCTTGTTCTTGGATAATTGATTGAACGTCTGTTCTGACTCCATCTGATGTCATCCAGTTGGTTATCATCTTAATAAATTTGTCTGATATGCTTAAACTTTCACTATAAATTCTTAAAAAATCAACTATTCTATCAAAATCATCCACTAATCCCAAACTTTCTAATAAAATTTGAACTTTAACTTTTATAACTTCTTTCCAATCAGTTAAATTCATTGATTCAGAAAATATCTTTTGATTTTCTTTTTCAATAGTTTCACTAAAACTAAATTCTTGAGAAAAATCCCTTTGAATTTCTTTATTAATTAATCCATTTATATTTGTAGATTCATTAAAAATTCTTATAATATTTCTTGCATCTCCATCAGATAAAAGTATATTTTCTATTAGATTTTTACCTGGTTTGATTGTTCTTGTCTCACTTAATAAAACATTCTCGGTCATTAATCTCATTAATGATTTTGTTAAGGTCTCATTTAGATTTCCTTGTTCAGACAAGTCCCTTTCAATGGATTTTAAAAATTCTTCAGTTAATCCATAATTTTCTGAAAGGATTACAT